AAGAAAAACTAAGCGATAAGGGTATCGAGATGAAATTTAGCGAGTGGGCTAAATGGGCAAGCGAGGGCATAGACGTCAATGAGTGCCTAAGAGAAGCAATGCGCAATGAGTGGCAAGGGGTCTTTAAACCAAAGCCTAGTTACAAAGCAAAGGCGGCTAGTGGCGCGCAAGGCATAAGCGATGATAACCCTCACGGGCTAAAACAAGGCACATTAAACACAATGGCGGCGTTTAGGGAGCTAGCTAGAGAAATGAGAAAAAATGGGCGAAGTGACTTGGTAGGAGATTTTCAATGACGATACAAGAATTTTACAGCGTATTTATGCCGACGGTGGAGTATTACGGAGCGAATTTAAGTAAAGCCGTGATCGCACTTTATTTTGAGGACTTAATGGAATACGAGGCGAGCGAATTATCCGCAGCGCTAAAACTAGTTAGGCAAACGCGAAAATATCCTACGATGCCTACGTCAGCGGAAATTTTAGAAGCGCTAAATGGAGATGAGGGCGACAAAGCACAAAAAGCGTTAGACGAGCTAGTTTACGCCATAGGACGCTATGGACCTTATTGTAGCGTGTGCTTTAAAGACGGAGCGATAATGTCAGTAGTGCGCGCTAGGGGCGGCTGGGTAAAGGTTTGCAACCTAGAAGGGCAAGACTGGGAGAATTTTAAAAAGTGGGACTTCGCCAAGCTCTACAAAATCTACGCAAAAACCCCGCAAATTTGTCCTGATTATCTAATCGGCGAGAGTGAGGCGAATAACAGCTTTAACGGCGTAGGCGGAAACGAGCCAGTATATTTTATCGGCGGAGCTAACGACGGCAAGTTTATGGGCGTGGCTAAATTTAAAGTCCTAGCTGAGCAAAAATCGCCTATTAAGTCGATAGTGGCGGGCGTGATAAAAAGGATCGGCGCGTGATGAAAGCCATATATATCACAATCACCGAAAGTGGAGCTAGCATAATCGCAAAGGTAGCAGACGAAAACAAAAAGATACTTGATAGCTTTGAGGTAAGTCGCAAGGACGCAAGCGGAGTGCTTGAAGTAATGAGAAAGTGGAATGAGAAGCATAAGGACGATGACACAAGGGGGCTATTTTGATGGAACTAAATAAAATTTACAATACTCACTGCTTAGATTTTATGAAAAATATGCCTGATGCGTGCGTTGATTTAGTTGTTACTGACCCACCTTATATCATCAACACGAAAGGCGGAGGGTTAGGTAAGCGCCCAGTCTATGAAAAGGGCGATTTGGCAAAGATAGCTGATGGCTTTGATGTCAAGGCCACATTAAATGAGCTTGAACGAATTTGTAAAAAAACAAATATTTTTATCTTTTGCTCTACCAAACAAAAGCCTGAGATAATGGGCTGGGCTTACGATAAAGGCTATAACTTGGCTGAGCTATTTTGGCACAAGCCTAACGCAGCACCATTTACAAACAATACTTTTAAAAGTGACATCGAAAATATTATCTACATAAGAGCCAAAGGCGTCAAGATAAAAGGCAGATCAAAGCTCTTTACTCAAAACGCAAAAAAGAGCGAATACGGACATCCTAGTGAAAAGCCACTAAGTATTATTAAAAGCTTGATTTTAACTAGCTCAAGCGATGGTGAGTTAGTTTTTGATCCATTTATGGGTAGTGGGACAACGGCGGCGGCGTGCAAAGAGCTAAATAGAAATTTTATCGGCTGTGAGATAGAGGCTAAATACTGCGAAATGGCCGAAAAAAGATTAAGAGAAACGATAAAGGGGCTAATATGAGCGAAATCTTAAATTATGCAGTTTTTAGGCTAGAGCTTAAAAATATTGAAAATAGCGATGATTGGTTTGATGGCAACGGATATTTAAAATACAAAGAGAGATTTTTATTTGACACTTTGTTAGATGCAGGTGAGCTAAAGAACGCAGAGCTTGTGGCAGTATTTAATTTTCATAGTGATGCGGTGGAGTTTTGCCAGGGGGCTGGCTTTGATGAAAATTCTGATTATTTTTATTTTTGCGCTAGAGGCGATCAAAAAGCAGATGTAGAGATAGGCGAATATGTAGAGGCAGGATATTAATGCGACTAACACGAAGCAAAAACAAAACCTACCAACTAAGACTACTTGAAGCATACCCACTTTGCCAAATATGTGAGGAGCAACAAAGCATAGAATGCCACCACGTAAGATATGGCAGTTTTGGAGCAGATAAGGACGATAGCAAGCAAATAGCCGTTTGTAGAGAGTGCCACGATTGGTGCCACGAGCATAAGCGCGAGAGTATAGAAAAATACGAGAGGTTAGCCGATGAGAATTGGGCGGAATATGAAGCTAGTTTATGAGTTTGAGATAGCGGGGCTAGAGTATAACCCCGTGCCGTATAAGCGAACGACGCAAAAGATGAAATTTACAAAAGACTACAAAAAATACCTCGAATGGAAAACTTTGCTAGCGGACGCCTTTTGCGCCGCCAACCCCAGCGCGCCCAAAAGAATAATCAGGCGCGGCAAAGACTGGCACGCCGTGCCGGAACTATGCGGGGCGTACTTCGTAGAGACCATAGCAATATACAAAGACAAAACGCACGGCGACACGGACAACGTAGCCAAAGGAGTACTGGACGCGTTATTTAAAAATGACAAATACGCAAGCGGGAGCTACAGCTATGAGTACGCGGATAAAGGCGGGATAAAAGTCAAGATTTATGAGGTGGGCGAGGCGATAGATTTTATCAAGGGTGAGCTAGGGAGAAAATAGTGGCGAAAATAACAAACGAGATAAAAGAGAAAATCTTAGCCGATTTTCATACGGGTAAATTTAGTCAAAGAGAGTTAGCTAAAAAATATGCCGTATCAAATGGGACCGTAGCTAATTTGCTTAAAGGATTAACGCCAAAAAATGAGCACTTAGTAGAAGCTCAAATAACGCTTTTATCAGCACAAACTCAAAAATCAGAAATAGAAATGAGCAGTATTTTGAGCACTGCTAAAGATGAGGCATATAATCGTGGATTAATATTTAACGCTACGCAAAAAAATCTTAATCGAGTGATAGATATGCTAGATAAAAATACTAAGTTTGAAAAAGTAGGTATTGGTGATGGGGTGCAAACTTTTCAACCCATAGAGCTAAACGCAAATGACTTCAAGGCTTTGCAAGACGCGATAGATAAAGCTAGCCTAACGCTAGGCGTAAATCAAAGAACCGCAAGCACTACGATCAACAACGCAAATGTGCAACAAAGCGAAGAAACCAAAATCGTGATAGAAAGAAAAGGACTAGTCGATGAGTGAAGTGAATTTGCGGCTCAAATATACTGATTGGCAGCGTGAGGTCTTTTTCAAAAACAAAGCCAAATTCACAACCATAGAAAAAGGGCGCAGGAGTGGGTTCACGAAAGGTATGGCGAATGCGTGCATCGAGTGGCTACTAGAGGGCAAAAAGATACTTTGGGTCGATACGGTGGCAGGAAACTTGCAAAGATACTACGAAAGATATTTTTTGCCCGAGCTCAAACAGCTGCCTAGCGAAATGTGGAAATTTCACGCGCAAGACAAAAAACTCACAATAGCGGATGGATACCTGGATATGCGCTCTGCCGAACGCCCTGAGAATATCGAGGGCTTTGGGTATGACGTCGTCATTCTCAACGAGGCAGGCATCATCTTAAAGAACTCATACCTTTGGGACAATGCGATCCGTCCGATGCTACTAGACTATCCAAATTCAAGAGCTTTCATCGGCGGAGTACCAAAGGGGAAAAACCGCTTTTTCGATCTGGCAAGCCGTGGTATGAGAAACGAAAAAGACTGGGTCAATTTTCAAATTTCAAGTTTTAAAAATCCGCTTTTGCGAAAAGAGGAGATAGACGAACTCATCGCAGAGCTTGGCGGCGTGGATAGCGATGTCGTAAAACAAGAGATATACGGCGAATTCCTAGACACTACTACGAATGCGCTTTTTCCGCTCTCAATGATAGAGGCGGCTTTCGGCAAAGTCCGGACGTATGAGCCAAATGCCGTGCAAATTTGGGGGCTGGATGTGGCAAGAGACGGCGACGATGAGAGCGTGCTTTGCGTGCGAGATGGCTATCACGTTGAAAATCTCGAGGGTTTTCGTATCGCTAGTACCACCGAGCTTGCCCGCGAGATATACCGAAGATACGAAATGAGTGAGAAAAAACCCGAGGCGATATTTATCGATAGCGTTGGGGTGGGCGCAGGCACATTTGACAGGCTGTGTGAATTTGGGCTGGGGGCTATCTGTCGCGAGGCAAAAGCAAGCTACAAAGCTACGAACGAGGCAAAATTTGCGAACAAGCGCGCGGAGATGTATTTCGCGCTCAAAGAGAAATTTCATCTGCTGACGATGAACGCGCACGAAAAGCTCAAAAAACAGCTTCAGATGATTGAATTTCAATACGACCGCAAAGAAAGATACTTGATCCTGCCAAAAGACGAACTCAAAAAAGAATACGGCATAAGCCCTGACTACGCCGACGCTTTGGCTCTGACATTTTTTGATGACGTGATGAGCGCAAGACGCATAGAGGCGAAAAGGCAAAGATATGACGGTGATTTTTGGTAGAAAATGCAAAAAAGGGGTAGATTTTGCAGTGGCAGTTTGAGTATCTTTTGGGGAATATTGACCCAGCACTGATCCGTGACGTGGCAAAACTAGACGATGAGAGTCTGACCCTCACGATGGCGGGCGTGATATGTCAGCTAGTAGGCGGGCTAAAGAGCTTCCCGTCAAAAAAATACAGGAGTTCTCTTGCGCGCGAAATGATAGCTAGAGGTATCGGCACGAAAAGGGTGCTGGAGCTGACGAACATAAGCAAAAGAACATATTTCAATCTGAAAAAGGAGATCAAAAATGGCAAAGAGAACTAATCAAAATGGACAAAACGTCCAAGAGGCGAAAAACATGGCGATAGACAGCGTAAACGGAGCACCAAAAAATGAGGAGCAAGAAGCGACCGAAAAAAGCGCAAACGAGACGACATTGCAAGATGGACGAGACTCCGCGTCTAGTGAGCCAAATACCACAAAGCAGCCAAAAACTGAAATTTGGGTATTCATCCGTGGCGATGAACTTGGAGAAAAGGGCGAAATTTTGTATGAATTTGCCCTAAAATTTGGCTTTCGCGAGGCTATCAAAACAGCTCAAGAGATCGCAGGAGTAGAGCAAAACGGCGTGATGAGCGCAGAGGCTTTAAGCGCTATCAACGCAGTAGATGACGCAAAATTCAAAGAAAGCTTTGAATTTCTGGCCGCCATCAGAGGATAGGATATGAACTCAGACAGAACAGCATTTTTAGGCGAGCTTATTCAAAAAGCTAAACGCGGTTTCGAGCATTACAAGGGCGACTTTGATAAGCTCAATGCCGCGTATTTGCTCGCTCTTGACGAGGATAGGGCGCAAAGTCTCAAAGAGCGTGGCAAGGCGAACCTTTTCATACCAAAGATCAACGCAAAGGCAAAACGTATCACGGACGCTTTGAGCGAAACGTATTTCAACAGCGACGAATTTGCAAAGCTTGAAACATACATCAATAGCTCGGCTGATGTGATAGAAAAATGGCAAGAGGCGCTCAATCACTATACGACGATCGTGCGGCTTTATAAGGTCATGATGCCGATGTTTCAAAAAATCCCGTTTCTTGGCACGAGCGTGGCAAAGGTATTTTGGCGAAAAGGACTGCCGGTCATCGAGGAAGTCGAGCTTGACGATATATTTTTCGACCCGGAAGCGAAAGACCACGACGACATACGCTACTACGTCAATCGTATCAGCCTTAGTTACGAGGATCTGCGAAATTTAGCCAAACAAAAAATATACGACAAAGAGGCGACAAGCGAGCTAGTCAGTAGTGACGAGGCAAAAGAGCGTAGATACGATAGGCTCGAAATTTACGACGTCTATGAGTGTGAGAATGACAAGTGGTATCTAAGCACGATCGCAGATAATGCGCTTTTGCGCGATAAAGTGGAGCTAAAAGACGGCTGCCCATTCATTTTGGGCTATATGGTGCCCCAAGTCAGGGATTTTAGCGAGCAAAATTTCGTCTGCGCTTATGGCGAACCGCCGCTTGCTAGTATATTGCCTTTGCAAGAGGAGATGAATTTCGCGAGGAATTCACTGATTGACGCGATGAACGCACATCTCAAGCCAAAAATAGTAGCACCTCTATCAGCAAACATCTCAAGGACTGATCTTGAAACGATAGGCAAGCCCGTCTTTACGCAAAACCCGACGCAGATAACTTTCGTGCCGCCGCCAAATATCGGTAGCGCACAGATCAATATTTCCCTCATAGACAACGAGATGAGCGAAGCAAGCGGAGTGAGCCCTCAACAAAACGGAGCTACCACGCCAAGAAAAGAGACAGCGACGATGGCCTCCATAATGGCAAACGAGGGTAGCGTCAGAGTTCAAGGCTATGTGCGTGCATACAACGAGACCTTTATCGAGCCGCTTTTCGAGCGCCTTGCGATGCTAGTGTGGAAATACGGCGCGAGCGAACTTTTTGCGGGGTATTCACGTGATGAAGTGCCAAGCTTCAAGGTGGCGCTCAATACCGGCATAGGTGCGCTAAACAAAGAGGTGCAAAAAGACGGACTGATGCAAGCAAGCGCAGCCCTAAACGCGCAGTTTGGACTTTGTATGCAAATTCAAGACATTCAAGGCGCGGCAAGGATAGTGCAGGCAAACGAAAAGATCATACGTCAAATTTTACCGCTTTACGGCATCAAAAACGTAGATGAATTTTTAGGAGACAAGGGGAAGGAGGAGCTAAATGCTATCATCGATAATAACACAACAATCGGCGCAGGCTTTGGTGCAGGCGCTATCAAGCAACAAGGAGCTATCCCCGCTAATGGGGCAGCAAGCGTTTATAGGGCTGATGAAGCACCTATTGATACTCTCGGCGGAGAATTCGGCGGTGGCGTTTGACAAATCACAAAGCGACGAACAAAGGCTTCGCGCTATCGATAGGGTCGAAATGCTTGATGAAATTTTGGAATTCATAAAAAACTATAAGGAGACAGACGATGACAGAAAATGAGGCAATAGAGTCACTAGTAGGCGAGCTAGCAGGAGAGCAGGCAAACGAGGCACAGGGCAATCAAGAGGCAAATGCCGCACAAGATACAGGAGAGCAATCCGCGCAAACAGATACGAAAGAGAGTGCAGGAGCGAAAGCGGACGAGGGCTCAAAATTCAGTCCCGACGCTATGGCAAAAGCAATGGTGGAAGCGATGAAAGCTGCAGAGGTAGCCAAGCAAGTGCCAAACGACGCAAGTCAGGGCGGACAACCCACAATACCCGCAAACGTTTCACTGGAACAACAACAAATGCTCGAACAGCTTGGGCTCTCGCAAATGCAAGCACAGATCAACGAGATCGCAGCCAAGCAAGCCGAAGCACAAGAGCAGGCGAGGAGACAAGCGGTTTTCAATCAAAATATTACGCAATTTGAAAAGGAATTCCCCACCATAAAGCCCGAGGAGCTTGGCAAATTTGCCGAGGCAAACGGAGCGCTGGATTTTCTAGGCGAGAATTACAACGGCTGGAAACTTGTGGCAATGGCGATGATAAACAAGGCTGCGCCGCAAAGCGAGCCTGACGCGATAGTGGGAAATGGCGGCGGAAAGAATGAGGTAAGCGCCTTTGATAGGCTCAAAAAAGGCGAAAGCGTGAGCGATCTTGAGATAGGTGCGGAACTTTTGAAAGGATTATGAGATGTTAGATTATTTTGACGGGCTTAAAGAATGGCTAGGTAAAACTACGGCAAGCACCGAGACGCCAAACTGGCTTATGGCACTTGGCATAGGCGGCAATCTTTATAGCGGCTATCAACAGCAAAAGGCGGCCAATAAATCTCTTGATCTGCAAAAGCAGGCGTTTGACTTTAATAAGATGCTCTCTCAGCGTGAGATAGATAGGCAAAATAGAGCCGAGCAAAATTTGGCTAATGCTTGGACGAATAGCTCTTTTTATAAAAGAAAAGACGATGAGGACGGCTACTAATGGCATATTACAATCCTCAAAGGGTAGATTTCAACCCTAACACGATGACTATACAGGCGGTGGGGAGTGTTGGCCGCTCCCTTTGGGACATCTATAAACACAATGTAGAAAAAGGGCAGGCGCAGGCGAAACTTGATGAGACGAATAGGTCAAATTTGGCGAGTGAGGCGCAAGCTGCGGCTAATTTGGCCGAAACCGCAAGAAGCCATTACGCAAGCGAAAAACAAAGGGCAGACGAATTAGACCAAAAGAAAATTTTCAATAATGCACAAATAAACCACTGGGGAAATCAAGACAAGATTTTGGGCTTTAACGCTGACACAAGCAGGATGAACGCAAATACAGCGGCAGCTAATTTTGGGCTAAATCGTGATAAATTTGCATATCAGCAAAAAACGGATGCGGCAAAGCTAAATGATAGCGCCTTACAAACAGACATGGCGCTTAACGCTCTTGGTATAACTTTACCACAGGAAATACAAAATTTACCACAAGAGGTGCAACTCGCCTATAAAAAAGCACTACTGGGGGTGAACACTCCAAACGGAAATGTATATCAAGCGCTAAAAGATAGAGGCGTAAATCCTACGACGGGCGAAATTTCGATAAAGAAAAAGCAGCCTACACAAAAAGAAAGAGAGACGATAGCTCAACTTCAAGCATTAGGTGAAAACTTAGTAAATGCTAAATTAAATTTTACGGGTGGAGAGCAAGGAGGACCTCAAAATTTTATACATTGGTTAGCCAAAGGCATTGGCGCACAAAACATAGATACGGCAAATTTTAAAGAGCAAATTGGAACGGCAAGACAACAGGCTAAAAGCTTATTGGATGGTGGGAGAGTTTCAAATGTGCAATATGCGGATTTACTAAAAAACCTACCAGATCCAAATGCTTGGACAGACAAGGATTATCAGGTTCAAAACGATGCTACGTTAAACCATCTTTTAAATACATTAACCACTAAAATTCAGACCTTAAGAGATAGCGGCATAGATACGTCAGAGATGGAAGAAACACTGCTCCCATTTTATGACAAAGTATATAACCGTGGCTATTTTTATAATGATCATAGGTGGTTTGATGCTAGTGGTAAGAGGCTAAACGAGGGACAAAACAACCAAGCATCGCAAAATAGCGGTTTTGTGCCAAAAGGCGTAGATAACAACGCTACAAACACAAATCAAAATGTAAAAGTTTTACAATACTATACTAATTAAAGGGAAAATAAATGGCGATAATCGATATTCCAAGAAATGCAAAAACAATAGAATATAATGGTGTGATATATGATGTCCCGCATAATGCAGCTCAAATAGAGATACCAGATACCGCTCCGCAGCAAACCTTTAGCGCACCGTCAGCACCAAAAGTAGCCCAAGATACGGGGAAGCAAAAAGATACCAGCCCCATTGGGCTAGGCGATTTCATCGATGCCATAAATCCTTTTGCCGGGGCGCAAAAAGGTATAACGGCAAAAGATAAAATTTATAATGCCGTAAAAAAGGAGATCGGCGGGCTTTTTGATTATCAAGCAAATAGCGGAGCGACCGGCGAGGAACTAGAGCGTCAAAATTTAACAAAGCAGCTTTCAAAAGCGCAGCATGTAGCCGATGATACGACGCTGATAAATAAAATATTTGGAGATGAGAGCAGGACAAAGCGCATAAATGATAGCGCAGACGCTCTTATGAGGAGCTGGGCTTTAAAAAACGGCTATGATGATTATGGCGAGATGAACGGCAAAAAAGTAGTCAAAAAAGGAGATAAATTTATCCCTATCGACGAGCCGGGCATAATGGAGAGCTTCAGTACCAGCTTAAACGAGATGGGCGTTCCTGCCGGTGCGGTTATGCTACTTTCGAATTTACCACAATTTAGAGGCTTAAATTTAGCGGGCAAAGCCGTTACTACACTAGGAGCGACGGGCGTGGCTTCAGGGCTTGGTAGAGTGATGGACGTTAAGCGCGCCGCCGACAACCTAGGTGCTGATTTAAGCGCGGGAGACTATCTACAAAGAGGAGTGAATGCAAGTAACGACGATCTGACTTTAGGTCTTGCTCTTACTAACGGAGCGAAGCTCGCTAAACCTACGCTAGGTGTGGCAAAATGGACGGCCGATAAAGCCTTAAAGCTTGCAGGGCACACCCCTGTCATTCATCAAGTAACTACTGGCAACATATCGGGTGCAAAAAGATACTTTGATAAGACGTTTGCAAATGCTGACTTTGATGAGATAGCAGGCTTATATGAAAAGATGCCACAATTTACAACTACTACACTTGAAGCCACAAAAAACGATATAGGCGGGATTTCAAAAGCTATCGTAAATAAGATGCCAAAACTAAGCGAGAAAAACAAAAGCAAAATAATAGAATCCACGACTGATCTAAGTAGTAAAATAATCGACTTATTTAACTCTGGCGAAGTCGGTGCTGCAAGGGAACTCTTTTTAAAAGTGGCATCATCAACTCCTGAGGGCGGCGCGATAATCTCGAATATCTTAAAAAGGAATGGAAATTTAAAAAGCGTAGCAAGTGACATCGTAGAAAAGCCGGTAATGCAAGCAAGGACATATCTAAAAGAGGCTGGAGCCGATGAAAATGCCTTGCGTGAAACTATGCAAAATTACGAGAGCTCCACAAAGCAAGACTTCAAAGATATGATAGAGGCCATAGACGGCTCTTATGCAGGAGTTAAAACTTCTATCGACCCAGCAAAACTTGAAAGACTGGCTGATGATATGTATTCAAGCTTTACGGGCGATGCGTCAGAAAGTTTCATAAAACGCACCATAGATAGACTACTAAGTGGCGAGAAAAGTATCAAGGAGCTAAATGAAGCTAGAAACGCTATAAATGAAAATTTTAGCAGCTATTTTCAAAACCCGAACAAGAGTTACAATACTTTAAAATTTGCAAATTCTCTAAAATCAGTCATCGATGAGGGCATAGACGACATATTAAAACAAAAACCGCAAATTTATGAGAAATCAAGGACGCTTTATGATACGGCACTTGATGATTACTCTAAGATGGCTGAAGCTAGAGGGCTTGACTTCAATAAAATGGCTTTAAACGACGAAGCCTTAAGCTCTAAAACTGGAGAAAAGGCGCTCAAAGCACTCAATAACCAAGGCGGAACTTTTAAAAAATATGTCGCGAATTTAAGCGAAGCCGACGCGCAAAGGGTAGAACTTGGCGCGATAAATAGTTTATTTGAAAAAAGTATCGGCAAGGCTGACAATCAAACAGAATTTATCAAGAGCAATCTTTTAGATAGCCTTAAAGGATATGAATTTAGGACAAAAGTAGCAAATGAGACAAAAGAGTTTTTGTTAAATTTATCAAAGATCGCAAGAGGACACGAAAATATTTCAAGTGGGCTAACTGGCGTAAGGATAAAAGGGCAAGGCACGAATTTGGCTACAAGCTGGCAAGGTAAGCTAAGACAAACTATGATAGCTAGGTCTTGGGAAAAATTAGTTAGTCTAATCCCGTATTGGGGTGATGAGCCTGCATTTATGAAGCATTTGACAAAAAGCTTGCAAGGAGCAAAGACGATTGATGAGTTTAAAATCAATATCTTAAAAGAAATAACAGCGCCTACGACAGATAGTGCGACTAGACAACTATTGATTAGATATTTCAATGAGACTTTTGGGGATGAGAAAAAGGTTAAACAAGATGCAGTAAGTGAGGTGGTAGATGAGTTTAAGCAAAATTTAAAAGCCCAGCACGATGCTAATATAGCGGAGCTAAAAGGCGAAAAGCTACAAAACAAAGAAAAGCGTGGAATATATAATGTAACTTATAATAGTAAAAATTCTACCAAAATCAAAAAATATGACCTTGATATATTGAAAGATTTTATCAAATATGAAAGAGGCAATGAAAGTAAAGGGGCTATACATATACGAAAACATTTAAAAAATGGTAGCGTTGGCGAAGTCAGCACAGAAGAAATATTGGAGATGGGGGAAGTTGTCAGAAAAGGGAAGAAGCATATAGAGGACGGGCGTAAAGTTTTTACTTTATATAAAGATGATGGCACAAGATTAAGGGTCGTAGTTGGCGATAAAAGGAAAACACAAAAAGTTATAACATTTTATAGCGACAGAAACATTAAAAGGTAGGAACGGGATTGATAACTCCGTATTACTTCAACCTACCCTTTGATCTTAATTATATCATAAAATATAGATTTTAGGAAATTGTTTAAGCCTGCGGCAGACGCCAAAAATTCAAATGATTTGGAAGCAGAGCTAACGGATTTTGAAAAAGAATTTATTCGCTTATTCCCGCAAAACAAAAATCCTCTACTAAAAACAAAAAAAGTAAAAAAGCTAAAGAGCGAATTTTACGATGATAAAATAACCCTTATGCGTAAAATGCAGATACTAGGAGAACTCAATAAACTAAAAACCAAATAATCTTTCAAGGCGAGGCTTTCTCGCCATTTTTCATACTCTACATTCCCCCAAATACTGCAAAAAACACCTATTTTTTGCAGTCCCCTTTCTCATAACATAGCCATAAATTTCAACGAAAAGGAAAACAATGGCTATAACTTCAACAGGCTTTCAAGCCCCGGCAACCAAACGCGTCGGACTAGCCCCATCAGTCTATGATAAGATCATCTTGATCGGTGCGGACGAAACCCCTATGCTAAGCCTCATTGGCACGAGCAAAGTAAAAAGCATCAAGCACAGCTGGATAACCGATACTATCGGCGAACCAAAGAAAAACGCCCAAATCGAGATCAGTGATTTTAGCGGTACAGGTAAAAGCACGAAAAAACAGCTTGACAACGATACTCAAATTTTTACGACTGAAGTAAGCGTGTCAAAGACTATGCAAACAGCACAAACTTACGGCGGAAAGGAGCTTGAGAACGAGATCACCAAAAAAGCCAAAGAGCATAAGCTAGACATTGAATACGCCCTCTTTGGTCTAGGCAGAGACGCTGACGCTAAAAAGAGCGTCTTTAAAGCTGCGACCCCAAGGACAGATACGACAGCTTCCGAGATGGCAGGTATCTTTTACTACGTGGCAAATGGGGCGAGCGCATTTACTGGCGGCAAATGCGGTAATGTGCTGGCTTTCGACGCTTCAGGAGACTGGAAAGGAGCGGCTACGCCTCTAACAGAGAGCGTGCTAAGTCAAATCTTGCAGCAAATTTGGGATAGTGGTGCTACGCCAAAGGACGTTTTCATAGGCGCGGCACTAAAACCGGCGATAAACAAGCTCGCTACTCGTCAATTTGGTAATGAAAAAGCCATAAATTCAAGAGTAGTAAGCCTTGATACCGACTTTGGCAAGGTGAATTTCAGGATGCACCGCTTCCTAAGTGCAAAATATGGCCTTGCCGATACTCTCATCGCGGGCGACTTCGAGTTTGCTAAAAATGGGCTATTTTTACCGACCGAAATCGAAGATGTTCCGACATCAAAAACAGCAAAACAAAAACGTTACTACACCGAGTGTTGCCTAGAAATTCGCAACCCTGCCGCATTTGCGATCGGTGTAGGGTTAAAGGCATAATAAGATGCTTTGCACGCGCGCTAAGGAAATTTTAGAGCTAAAGTCTAAATCCGGACTAAAGCTACCTGAAAACGAAATTTTAAGCGAGCTATTTTTAGAGGCGATGCTGTATGTCGCCTCTAAATGCGTGCCAAGTGAGCTATTGCGCCACGCAAACGAGAAAAGCAGCGAGCGTGTATATCGAAATATCGAAAACGGCAACTTCATCTGCTACCCGGATAAGCCAAATTTTATGGACGAAAATGCACATTTGATGATAGATGAGACTTTGACATATGCCGTCATCAATGAAGTAATATTTTTACTGAATAAAGATCCGTTTTATAGGGACTTGGCGATAGAGCTCATAGCCCAATACAATGCAAACGACGGGAGAGAAAAAGAGTGGATTTAGAGGGATTTAACGAAGCGCTAAAAAACGCCAAAGAAATTTCAAAAATCGATTTGCTTAAGCTTTTCAAAGAGCTGGCGCAAAGGTTTAAGCAAGTCAAACAAACGATAGAAAAGAGCGGGTATCATGACAAATCTTTATGAGCTGAAAATGGGGGCTGAAAAACTTGAAGCCTTAAAAGTATTGCTCGAAAATTTAAAAGAGCTCGAAGCAGCGATAAGCCAAATAAATATAAATGAAATAAAAGACGCGAATACTCTAACAAACGCGCTTTTAGCTGAAGCTAAAAATGTCCTAGAAGCCATTAAGCCAATGGAGCAAAAAGCGCAAGCGGCGCTTGATACGATAGCAAACTCACAAGCTAAATTTGCAGAACTAGATGCTCTTAAAAGTAACCTAGAAGATCTTAAGACTAGCCTAGAAGCTCTTGTATTCACTGGGGTTATAGATGATACTAAGGTTAGCGCAACCCAAACATATTCTAGTAAAAAAGTAGAGGATTTAGTAAAGACTAAAACAGACACTCTTACAGCAGATATGAAAACCAAAACAGATGCCTTAGAGAATATTATAACTAATCAATGGCAGTCTATAGAAACTCTTGATAATAAAATCAATACTACTCAAAGGAGTTTAAATAGCTTTGAGCAAGAGAGTAATAATGTATTTGCAAAGAAACAAGAAATAATCAATCCCAACTTACTAATGAACGGTAGTTTTTGTTCAACTGAAAGACTAAGCCCCGACTTAACTTTGACAGGTGTTGGTAGTGGTGGTTATTTAATCGATAAGTGGAGATATTTTGACTCTAATGGGTCATCTAGGGCTGATGTGTCATTAGAATATTCTGATAAAAATAGACTCAAGATTACTAAGACAGCCGGGGACTCTGGAAGCATATTCACACAAGATATAGAAAACTTTAATCAATTTAATAAAGATGATTATTTAACGGTTTCTTTTTATATAGAAAAACAAGCTGTTGCTAACTGCACTGTTAATCTACATTTCTATGATGGTGAAAAGTGGAGTATTGTCTTTTATAGAGAATTAAACTGTGAATTAAATAAAGAGAATTTCCTTACTTGCACAAATAAAGTTAATCGCAACATTGTTCCTGCCCCTAATAGAAAGATTCAAGAAACATTTTTTAGGTTTCAGATAGTTTTTAATGAAACAGGTGTGGAAAATAACGGTAAAGTAGTTTATTTGTCTAATATAAAACTTGAAAAAGGAACTATAGCGACTAAGTATGTCCCTTACGGCGGTAGTGAAGAAGCAGATAGACGAGCGTGTTTAAGATACTTTGAGAGAATTAGAAGAAGACTGCATTTTAGCCCTTTTATAAAAACAGATAGTTTAGAATATTTTCTTGATGTTTTATATAAAGTTCAAAAAAGAACAGACTCCCCAACAATAAATTTTGATGTAGTGGATGGTTTGCAAAAAGGCGATGTTCCAAATGGTATTTATGTCGTAAATGGTGGTCTTTTAAGTTTAAACAGAGATGGCGTATTGTTTGGGACAAAAATAAAAAATGCTCCAGCTTATATTGAGAACATTACAATCGATGCAGATTTTTAAAAGAAAGGAAACTAAAAATGCTAATAGAAAAAGTTGTAGAAGAGGAAAATATTTATCTAGTAAATGATGAGCTGTTTGTCCCTAAAGCTGATGATAACGGAGTGTATCAAGAGATATTAAAGTGGATTAAAGCTGGTAATAAACCTATCAAGCGAGAAAAATCACTAGAAGCACTAAAACTAGAAAAGTTAAATGAACTACAAAACTGGGCTATAAAAATGACAGATAAGTCAGCTATAAATTTAAAAGGCTTTGGAGTGATAGATGGTGGATATAAATACCTCTTAAACGTAAGAGCTATGAAAAATAATTACGAAGCTTTGCCTCAAAAAGTCTTTAGGATGTATGACAATAGCTTTAAAGAGGTAAATTTAACAGACCTTGAAAAGATAGAAAAGGCAATAGAGTTAGGTGGGATAATGCTACATACTCTAAAATGGCAATACGAAACTGCTATAAGTAAAGCTAAAAATAAAGAGGAGTTAGAGGCAATAACCTTTAACGAGGTTATAGAGATAGATAAGGATAATAAATGAGCGATATAAGGCGTCCTATATTAAAACCTTTTTCAAAGGATAAGTTTGAGCTAGTAGAGGATTATCATTATAGCAGTGTAATAGTACCAAAAGGCTATAAGACAAATGGCGCAAATGTGCCTCGTATATTATGGAGTATCTTTCCGCCGAATAGCCCTGAATACCTTTCAGCTGTGATAATACACGACTACCTCTGCGATAAAAGCTCTTACAAACTAGCTGATGAAATTTTAAAAGAGATGATGAGTGAGCTTGGAGTTGCTAAGTGGAAAACTGCTCTTTTCTATTATGGCGTAAGAGCTTATCATATAGTTAGATATGGGAGGAATGCAGGTGCTAAATCCTAGTTTATATCTTAGTGGTTTCTTATTGCTTACTACCCTATTTCTTGGTTACAGATACCAAAGCTTAGATAATGAGCTAAGCGTTACAAGAGCTAATCTAAAGGCTAGTGACGAGATGAACCTTAAACTTAAGGACGAGATAAATGAGCAGGATAAGCTCATAAATCTCAAACTAGATGTAATAGAGAAAGCTAGTAAGCAAAGACAAGTAATAGAGATTAAAGCAAATAAAGTTAAAGAAAGGGTGCAAAATGAGGATAAAAAAGATATGTCTAATGCTCTTAACCTTAGTGTCTCTTATGTGCTTGATGGGTTGCGAAAGCAAGCAGGTAGTGATAAATAAATATGACAAGATACCTAGCTACCTGCTACAAGCCCCTATGATTGCTGATAGAAACGTAACAAATCAAAGTGATGCTGGCGTGCTACTAATAGATGTTTATAGTGGTTATGAGAAGTGTATAGGACAGCTAGAAGAGATTAAAAAATACGAAAGGAAAAGGGATGGACGAGAATAGCGTGGGACAGGTTTTAAACTTTGCCCTACAAGCCGATAAGCTGGGGGTTGTAAGTATATTAATCTTGGTGGTCTTTGGGCTAGTTGGGTTTTGTTATTACACTATTAAAGCTCTTAAAGAGCCTATGCACCAACTAGCTGAAAACGGTAAGGTAAGCAATGAGCTCTTTAAGCAAGCTATGGATTATACAAGAGATTTAAACAGTGAAATCCGTAGCGACCTAAAAGAAATCAAGATAAAGACAGATAGCATTCACGACTGCTGCAAAGAGGTTAAGTTTAATCAAAGTGGTAGCGTTACCTATCAAACAGTTATGCCCCCATTAATAAGAAAAAACAAAGAGAGCGAGGATGATAAATGGTTAAACTAGATGATAGTAAAAGAACTAGATGTGTTATCTATACGCGTGTTATGGGTTATCATAGACCAATAGAGAGTAAAATTTAAGGAGAAGTGATGGCTAATTTTAAAAAATCGATGCAGATTTTAAGAGATTTGGAATTTAATAAGCCTAGTAAGTGCTTACATAGGAACAAGACCGAGAACGGGCTCACATATTGGGGTATTTATGAAAGTGCACACCCTGACTGGGAAGAGTGGTTTTATATCAGGGATGTGCTAAAAGGACAAAATTTCGACAAAGAAAAAACCTCCGCGATACTTTACGCTGACGAGAGACTGACAAATGAAGTCTATAAATTTTATAAAAGAGAGTTCTGGGACAAGATGAGGCTAGATGAGATCGTCAGCCAAAAGATAGCAGACGAGATGTTTGTGTTCGGGGTCAATGCCGACTGCCCGCCTGCTGTTAAGCTGGCTCAAAAGATAGTAGGCTTTTCTGGCAAAGACATAGACGGCAGGGTTGGAGCAAAGACTTTGCAAGCACTAAACGCCTATGATCCATCTAAATTTGACAAAGAATACGACGAGGGCGAAAAGAGATACTACGTAGCGATCATCTCGGCAAATCCGCAGTTTAGGATATATGCCGATGGCTGGCGACGTAGAGCGGAGGCGGTGTGATGAATATAGAGGAAAAACTAAACAACTACGTAACTGCGTATCAAAAGATACTAAATGAAAGTATGAGCGAGAACACGCCATACGACAAGCTTGTTAAAAAGCTTGACGAACTTTTCGCGCAGTATAAAATCACTGATGAAAAAGCAAGAGACGCAAGACTTGCAACGCTCTCAAATCTCGTGCAAGGAGTGACGGCTACTAGCCAAGAGATAGCATTAAGGCTACTACTTGAAAGCGAGGAGCTTGAGGCAAAACTAGGACAAATACAAGCACAAACAGAGCTGATAAAAACTCAAAAGGCTTTAGCAGAAGCTGAAATACCTTTAAAACAAAAAGAGCTACAGCTCGCCGAAAAAAGACTACTATTAGCTGAAAAAGAGGCTGAATTCAACACGAAAAGAGCTGAGCTCATCGAGAAGCAAGCACAAAGCGAGATAGCAAGGAAAGCTGCCATCGAAAGAGAGACCAGATCATTTGATGACAGGCTAAGAATTCAAGAAGCTACACTACTAAAAGATAGCGTGTTTGGGTATGCTGTTGGCGGACTTACCCCACCGACTGATATGCAAACTAAGATGTATAACGCAATAGACGCTATAACTCCATAAGGCATAAATATGGCAAAAGGTGTGGCCGCTTGGTTCGCAAGGACACAAGGTAACTATGTAGAGGATGTTAAAAACGGAGTTATTTGGGGCAATATCGCAAAACGAAAATCTAATGAGTTTGCTCTAGAAATTTTGCATAAGCAACTTATAAGAAAAAATAGGGTTATGACGCTTCATCATACCGGCTATAGAAATAATGGTAGTGAATATGGAGCAACTGTATATGGTTGGGGGATCATAGAAGTAGATTCAACCATAGGTAAAATATATGTAGTTGCTGGATACAACCAGATAACCGGTGGCACACAACCATATACAAAGGATGGATATAATAATCTAGGCATATCTCAGCTATTTAACGGCCAAGCTCCGACTGCTGAGTATAATGGTGGTGCGAATACAAATATCACAGGAACGGATAGAGGTTATATATATTGTGGCAAATGGGGAAGCACTAAAACAAATGACGATTTCTCAGCAGACATAAAAATAGAGGGCAATATAATAGCCACTTATAGGATAACGGATCCCAACGAATATACGAGATCGGTAACTTGGACTTTTTATAGTTCTGGTTTATGTAGATATTTTTTAAAAGGTAATAATACCTATCGTAAAAGCGGCTACTATCCGGATCAACCAAATGCTAACTATATTTTGCCGTTTTTTTATTCCAAAGATAATACTCCGGTTATGGGGATAGAAAAATTTTTGAACACTTGGTCAGAGTATCACAAAGTATATGCGTATAATAATCCACCCAGACAAAAATGGTATAAAAGGTATATTCCTTTTATTGTTGCCATAGTTGCGATCTTTTCTATAATAAATCCTATGCTTGGCGGAGTTTTGCAAGGAACTGCTGGAACAGTAGCGGCTACTGGAGCCGTAATATCAGCTTATGGCACGCTCATATATCTTAAGGGTATGCAGTATGGGAACAAAACGCTAATGAAAGCCGGCAGGGTAGTTGGCTATATTGGCGGGACAATTTCAGCAATAGGCACGACATATACTTTCTACGTTTCAAATTTTTCAAAGGCCGCCGCTTCTACTCTACCAAACTATAATCTTGCAAATTCTCAATCACTCAATCAAACAGCCTCACTCTATGAGGGAGTATCTCCTGCAAGCTGGGCGAACGGCTCAAATTTATACCAAAACACAAATAGCGTGATGTTTTCAAGCGAAGCCAATAGTTTTAAATCCGCTCTTTACGGCTACAACGTAGGAGCTAGTGCAGCAACAAGCGGTATAAGCTCGGCAAATAGCTCATTTTTATATCTCACAAAAGCCTTAAAGCTAGCCGAGCTTGGATTTAAAAGCTATGAAGCCATAAACAATCTAATCGGTGCATTTAGAACGCCAAATGAATTTAGAGATGATGACATGATCGAGTCTGAAGATGATGAAAATAAAATAAGCCTAAACTCTAGCCTTGATGAGCTAGAAGATGCCGGTGTAGGCGTAAGGAGATTTTACGATAGAGACGTAGAATATGATCTTGGCCTTGAAAGTGGGACGTTGATGAGTAATGATGATAGTTTGTTGTGAGAGTTTATAAAATTTGGGATGAGAAAGTAGCTAGATTTTAATCTTATGGACACTACAACGGACACTTTAAAATAACAGCTGACGAGAAGTCGCCGAAAGATAACTTTAGTCTAGATGAACTAAAAATAGTTCTTGATACAAAAAGGCTTGATCTACGAAACTATATGATGTTTGTTCTTCATACTGGGCTAAGGCTTAATGAAATTTGGCAACTTGATAGCAAAAACGTAGGCGAAGAAGATGGTATAAAATTTATAAATGTTAAGACTGCCAAGCAAAAACAAACGAAGATAAAATGGTATAATCATTTAAAAAATTGATGTACTTTTTTAAAAAACTTATCTTTTAGCTGATGTTTTGGCTGACTAATATTTTTAAAATAGCGTATAATAAGTGATAAAAATTAATTTTTCAAATCCCTCTCTGTCCGCCACCAACACAATATTTTTCTTTCCAGCTTCCCTAAATTTCGGTGTTTTAGCTAAGTTTATTAACAGATATTTTTGTCTTAAATTTCAGACAAATCAGCTTTGTTACAGAAAATTTGCACTTTTGTTACAGAAACTATTTGGATCATTCTATGAGCTCTAGATTGATCACCAAGGTTGCTAACAGACCAAATTTTTACTTTTTTGATACTGCTCTTAAAGATGGTAAAAAGCTAACTGTTAAATTTTGCCTTTTCACAAAAGATCTAGATGAGGCAGTAAGACTAGCAAATTCTATAAAAGCCACAGCCAACGAAGCTCTTGCTAAAAAGATAACCACAACACATACAAATTCTAAAAGTCTAAGAGCCTTGATAAACATTAAAAGGCAAAATAAGCGGTGCATTAAACAAAATGGCATATTTTTAGATATTAGCGAATATAAAGAGCTCTCACAAGAGGTGATAGCTAAATTTTATAATCTAGTAGCTCCAGAAGAAAAGCTTGAAAAAGAGCTCAAAACATTATTGGATGCATCTTTAAATCCAAAAGAAGCCTCGCCGCTATCTTTTGAAGCAGTAGCTAAAAGATATGCGCAAACAGAGTGCCTAAAGCTAAAATCTAGCGATAAGACCAAGGGCTATTATGTTAAGACTGGCAAGCTCTTGGATGAGTTTTTTAAAGATCATCAAGGTAAAGAGTTTAGCTACAGCGATGCTGAAAACTTTCAAACAACCCTAGCAAGCAAAAAACTCAATAAAAAGACCATCAACAACTACACATCTTACTCAAAAAGGCTCTTTGACTATGCCATAAAGATGGGCAAACTCACGACCAATCCTTTTAAGATGCTTACATCTTTTAAAATTTCAGCTGACGAGAAGTCGCCGAAAGATAACTTTAGCCTAGATGAATTAAAAATAGTTTTTGCTACAAAAAGGCTTGATCTACGAAACTATATGATGTTTGCTCTTCATACTGGGCTAAGGCTTAA